TTAAATGTAATGGGCATAGCCCCGGACATACATTCTGCTGAGAAAACGGTCAAACCGCTGTTTCGCCATGCGCTCCGGTACACGAAATAATTGAGCGATGTACTTTGGGGCGTCGTACAGAGATACCTTATAAGCAAATCGATCGAACATGTAGAACGGTATCAATAGGTGCTCAACAAAATGATTAGCTTGCGATTCCTGCCAGTCAATCAGCAGGCAGTGATGATCTGGTTGGACTCCGACGTGAAGCACTAGATGCCCGAATTCGTGTGCAACTTTCAATCTCCTGGAGATCGGGTCCAGTGATTCATCGACAGCGATCACATGCCATCCCGGCCGGGACGGATGAGGGTGTGTTCTGCTCCTGCCGCTGATCATTCGGATTTCGATTTTGTAGGTTGTGCACAAGGTTTCGAGGTCAATTTCCTCAGGGTGCTGAATTCCATGGTATTGCAGCAACAAGTAAACCCGTGATTCCAACCAAGTCTGCGGCTTGTACAGATTTTCTTCGACCATGCTTAACCTCCCTCACTACAAACGTATGTTCGGTTTTGTTGTATTTGAAAAGCCCTAATCTTTTTTAGGGCCTTTACTAATTTCCTCAGTAATATCGAAAAGTGATGGTGGTTCAGTTGGCTTGATGTTGTTTTCGCGCATTTTTTTCTTCAATTCGAAATAGTAACGGCGAAGTTCCTTTTTTTCCTCTTCCGTAGCGTCTAAATAACCGTCGAGAAAAAAGTAGTCGTCTGGATCATCGGTAATTTCCTGTAGCAACTCATCCCGAGACTTTTCATGGATGAGTATATTATCTGCCGGGGTTATGTCATAAATGAACGGGGTTTCCTTTGATGGAGTAATTACGTATCCCTTTGAGCGACCAAGCAGCCAATCTGTTGTGACCTCAAAAAAATCAGCAAGTTTTTGGAGGGTTTCGTTGTCAGGTTCACGTTTACCTGCTTCGTAATTTGCATAGGTACCTCTATGGATCCCCAGCATTTTAGACAAATCTGCTTGCGTTAGTTTGCGCGCTTTTCTTAGTTCAGCAAGACGTTTGCCTAACATAGGAACACCTCCTCTGAATAGATTATAACGCTTCAAAATGAAGCAAAAAACATTTGCGTCAAAATGACAACTTTTTGTTGATGTGCGTCATATCGAAGCATATACTGATTACAGATGCTTCGATATGACGCAAGGGGGTGAATAACATGAGGAAATGGCTCATTGACTTACGTGGTGAGCTCACTCAAGAGGAAGTTGCCTCTCGAGCAGGCATTAGTCGTGGTGCTTACTCCAACATCGAAAATGGTAAAAGAGACCCGAGTGTGTCTATGGCAAAACGTATAGCTTCTGTATTGGATTTTGATTGGATGATTTTTTTTAAAGAAGACTGCGTCGAAACGAAACAAAAGCCAGCCTGAAATGGTGATTGGGAATGAGCAAACAAACACAGTCCCGTCTGTCCGAGGTAGTATTCCTTAATCATTTGCTCGAACGCGTGTACCTGATCGCCGGTTATCTGTAAAACGATGCGCATTACCAGCGTGTTCACGCGATATACGATCGCGATCGCGAGCAGGATCCATCAAGTGATTGCTGATAAACCCATACCGGAGGTGAAAAAGCATGGCCGTCCACCATGCAGCATTGCATAAGCATGGATCAGGAGGTGGTTCCAGGATGAAAGCTGGTCAAAAGATGGAAGAACCAAACATCGTGAAGACGTACCAGTACGGAAACACCACTGTCCGCATCGCCAGCAACGCGTTTGCCAAGACCCCCGAAGAAAAGGAAAAGGTCATTCGTGATATGCACATGGCCGGATGGGCGATCATCGAAGAACTCCAGCAAAAACAGTCCGGGTGAAAACCCGGAGATCCGGACAAGCCCACAATGAAAGGTGGTGAACACGATGTCGATCAACTGTTTTCCGAGCTACGTTCAGGCCGCTGATGAGTTGAAAGCTGCTCTCGTCAACTACGTCCACGAAGTGAAGACTGCCGCACCAGAGCTGGCTCCGCAAGCTGATCAGCTGATACAAAATGTGCTGAATCAAGATGTGGTGATCTTCAACCAGCTGCGGCAACTTTGCGAGAAAAAGCCCCCGGTGAGCAGCCGAGGGAGCAAAGGAAGATGAGCACAGTTTCATTGTACATCGACAACCAAGTAGAAAAGAGGGGAACACATGGGGAACAGTAATACGCCGGTAAGTCTTTACGCACGGTCGCGGATAAGTGACATCTGCGAATACGCATTCCGCCACCAAAGAACAGGCGAACAGATGACGTACGAGTCGCTCGGTAAGAAGCTAGGGAGGTCAGCGCGGTGGGTTTCCGATGTGATCAACGGGCGAACAACACCACTTCGGGAAGATGCCGAAGCGTTCGTACAAGCCTGCGGGAACCACCGAGCTACAAGAATGCTCAAGCATCTGTATGGAGACGCACCGCCGCCGACCGATCCGCGATTAATGGTAAGTCTAACCGTCGGTCTCTATAACCTCATCAAGCAGTGTGAGGATGTAATCGAGGCAGCCAGGGAAGCAATTGAATGGGAACGCAGAAGGCGTCCGTGGCAGCCGGTCTCACAGGAGGATGAAAGGCTCCTCACTCACTTGGGCAAGCAAATCGAAGACCTTTTCCAAGCCGGTGACGATGTACATATCCTGATGGACGAGAAGTACGGGATAGATCCAGCAATCCATCAGCATAACTGGCTTGTAGAAGCGCGGGCACAGGAGATTATCGTCAGTTGCCCACGCGAGCTACTGAGGCGGGAAAGGCAGGAAGCACTTATGGCAGGAGGGACAAGCCTATGACGAAGTCCTGGAACGAACGGCTGATCGAGATTTTGGCGAACACCTATGAGACGGATGCGGTCCCTATGATGAAGCGGCCAGGTGGAAGAGAAGCGGCAGAGGAGTACGTGAACCGGTTGGTTGCGTTTCAACAAAAGCTCAAAGCGAAGGGGGAGAAAGGTGCATGAAAGATCTGACAACAGCAGCTGGTGTAATCGAGTTGGTATGTGACGCAGATCGTCCGTTGGGACGCAAGGTGATCACACTGGGAGAAATGGTTGAACTGGAACACATGGCTGAAAAAGAAACGACCGCCTGCAGCGAACAGACGGCCTGATCAAACAAAAAAATCAGATACCGGTAGCTTATCACGCTACATGAGGAGATGACAAGTCTATGAAAACTCTTTCTTCGCAGATTGCTGATCTGCAGCGCGAGCTGGCGAATTTGGAACGGGAATTCCGAATGACGGACGACGAGTGGCGCGCGGTGGATGTGGAGTACGTCCGACTGAAACGTCTGCGCGAAGAGTTGGATGCGCATAAGCGAGATTTGGCACATGAGATCGAGTGGCGTATCAGAGAGTTGACCGCTCTGCAGGAGGCGAATCGACATGCAGCGATTGCCTGACTTTCCGGAACACGTCGAACGGACGGAACCCATGCAGCAGCGTCACCTGCAGGTACTTGCCTTTGATGTTTGCAACGATGATCTGGAGTGGACAATCCGGGACGTGATCGAGGAGTTGGAATACCTGGTCGATATGCAGGCGACGATGAGCCGAGCGGAGTTCCGAGAAGCGGTAAGGGACCAGGCAAGAAGATTGATAGCAGGATAACGCGGGCTTCGGCCCCGCGTGAAGGCATTGACTGGCTACCATCCCAGCTGGTTGGTGCTTTCACGGAGGGTCGAACCTCCATACATAAGCGAGGTCACAGCGGCGCAGCCAAGGAGCTGCAGCAGCCGCGTAGAGGTTGGGGCGCGGCGGCCTCGTGATAATACGAGAGGGGGGTGAAGACGTGCAGATAAGGATTAACAAGGTGGAATGCGGTCACTGTAACGAGATGTTTTGCGAGCTGGAGGACTGCGAATTTGATGCGTGTCCTTATTGCGAGGAACTGTTTGGCTTTGATGACAAGGCTTACGTCGTTGGAACAGAGATCGCGGAACTTGAGATCGACTACCAAACTGGCGAGTTAAGGTTTGCGGGAAACGTAAAAGACCCAGCGCTGCCACGCTGAGTCTCGGTCGATAAGCATCGATTGGGAATCGTACTTCAATCGTAGCGTATCGGCCTCCAAAAGACAAGAGGAGGGGTTTACATGGCAGTTGACATTGCTTCAACAAAAGATATGGATCGGGCACTTTGGCTTCAGTTCCGCCGCAAGGGAATTGGTGGCTCGGACGCCGCTGCGATCGCCGGGCTGAGCAAGTGGAAGTCACCATTGGCTGTATATCTTGAAAAAACTGGACAAGCGCCTCTGGAAGAATCACAGAGCGAAGCAGCTTACTTCGGAACAATTCTCGAAGACGTGGTCGCCCAGGAATTCACGCGCCGGACAGGTTTGAAGGTGAAACGCCGCAATGCAATCCTGCAGCACCCGGATTTTCCGTTCATGCTCGCCAACGTTGACCGATTGATCGTAGGTGAACGCGCTGGATTGGAGTGCAAAACAGCCAACGAATACCTGAAGGGCGAGTGGGAAGGCCAAGAAATCCCTGCTCCATACCTGCTCCAGTGTCAGCACTACATGGCGGTAACAGGTTATCAGGCTTGGTGGATCGCCGTACTGATCGGCGGCAATAAGTTCGTCTACAAACGTATCGAACGAGACGAAGAGATTATCCAGTACCTGATCAAACTGGAATCCGACTTCTGGCATAACCACGTGGTGCCGCAAGTTCCGCCGATGGTGGACGGTTCAGAAGCCTCAACCACACTTCTGAAAACCATGTATCCAATTGGGGAGCCAGAAAGCGAGACCGAACTACCTTTAGAGGCGGACATGCTCCTTGAACAACTAGAACTGGCGAAGCAGGAAGAGAAGGCAGCGGGCGAACGCGTCGCGGAGCTGGAGAACCGCCTAAAAGCCATGCTGGGTGAATACGAAACCGGGACCGCTAGTCACCATGTTGTCACTTGGAAGAACGTTACCACGAATCGTCTCGATAGCAAGGCACTGCAAAAAGATCACCCGGAGATCTATCAAAAGTACCTGAAACCATCGTTCTCACGCAGATTTAGCGTGAAAGCAGTGTAAGGAGGGAGGAGTCACATGGCAACCAATCAAGACGTAAAGAATCAACTGGCAAACAGGGCCAATCAACCGGCCCAACAGCCGCAGTCTCCTGAGCAAACAATCGCGGCATATCTGAAACGCATGGCACCGGAGATCGAAAAGGCGCTGCCATCCCATATGAATGCGGACAGGATGGCGCGGATCGCGCTTACCACCATCCGTACTACACCGAAGCTACTGGAATGTAATGTACCATCTCTACTTGGGGCGGTCATGCAGGCCGCGCAGCTGGGACTTGAGCCTGGCCTTATCGGCCACTGCTATATCATCCCATATGGGAAAGAAGCACAATTTATCATCGGGTACAAAGGTATGATCGATCTGGCCAGGCGCAGCGGAAACATCGAAAGCATCTACGCTCACTGCGTATACGAGGCGGACGAGTTTGATTACGAGCTGGGCTTGCATCCAAAGCTACACCACAAACCGGCAACCGGTCGCCGCGGTGAAATGAAGTACGTCTACGCTGTTGCTCATTTCAAGGACGGCGGCTACCAGTTCGAAGTGATGGACAAAGAGGAGATCGAGAAGCGCCGGTCTCGCTCGAAAGCCGCCAAGAATGGACCTTGGGTGACGGACTACGAGGAAATGGCGAAAAAAACGGTTATCCGCCATATGTGGAAGTACCTGCCGATCAGTGTGGAGATCCAGCAGCAGGCAGCCCAGGATGAAGTGATTCGGAAGGATCTCGTCAGTGAGCCGGTCAGCGTCTACAGTGATGCGATTGACATCAATATCTCGGCGGCGGAGTCGATTCCTGCGGATGAGGAAAAGAAAGAAGCTGACCCAACCGAGAGTGGCTCACTGTTCGAATGAGTGAACGAACACAATGGTTTCTGCTCCCGGATATGTACCGCACTTTAGGCAATCCCGAGACACTGAAACGTTTCGCTACAGCATATATGAGGCGGTACTATCCGGAATGGAAACCAATCAAGTTGAACAACCACAGAGTTTTAGCAGAGAGGAGGAGCGAAGATGGCGAGAGCACGCAATATCAAGCCTAGCTTTTTCAAAAATGAAGATCTTTCTGAATTGGACCCTTATGCACGCCTGTTGTTTATCGGGCTTTGGTGCTTGGCTGACCGTGAAGGGCTGCTGGAGGATCGTCCAAAACGAATCAAGGGAGAACTGTTTCCTTATGAGAACGTGGATGTAGATAAGCACCTGCAAGAACTTCACGACAAGGGGTTCATCATCAGATATGAAGTCGATGGCGGCCAATACATCTCCATTCCGAAGTTCGTTGAACACCAGAACCCTCATCACAGGGAGGCACCGAGCAAACTCCCAAAGCCGGGAAACAAAACTGAGGATTCAGTGAAGGAAGATCAGGATTGGCAGTCACAGCCCCAGGACAGCCTAGGGCTTTCCTCGGAAAGTACGGGAAAAGGAACGGCTCAGCCTGATAAAAGCCGTGCTGATTCTCTGATTCCTGATTCCCTTAAACTGATTCCTGATTCTCTGATTCCCCCACCACCTACTACCTCATCCGAAGAAAGATCTCAGGTGGTCGTGGTCGGCGACAGACCACTCCATGTTTTCAAGAGTGCTCTTGACCTTTACGAACACTACTTCGGGTTTATTCCAAACCAAAGCATCTTGCTCTTGCTGAACTCCTACCTGGACGAGGGTATGAAACCTGAAGCAATTGCTTTTGCCATGAGAGAAACTACGGAAGGTGGTAAACCGTGGAACTACTGCAGGAGCATTCTCGACCGCTATTCAAAATCTGGCGTTAAGACGCTTGAGCAGGCCGTTTTAGACGCTCAGACTTTCCACCAAGCCAAGGAGCAGCGAGGGTCTAACATCAACAAAGTCGTTCCAATTCGTCAGGACAAGCTTCCCGCATCTGTTCAACGCCAACTCGAAATGGAAAAAGCCGGCGTCTACGCTACGAAACCGCAAGAAACACGCACAGTAATGGACGATCCCGAGCTTGCTGCTATGCTTCGTGATCTTCGCGAACGAAAGAGTTCGGGCGGATGAATCGACTGCGTGGAGAGAAGACAGAGGAGGAACCGATTATGCAAGCACTCCAGAACGTTTTCAGCTTTCATGAAAAACAGGTGCGGGTTGTGGTGAAAGACGGCGATCCGTGGTTTGTGGCAAAAGATGTGTGCGAACCACTTGGTTTAGAAAACGTAAGTCTGGCAATCAATGGTCGAGCCGATCGTCCTGACAGCGGTCTCGACCCAGACGAAAAGGGGATTGCCATTGTCAATACCCCTGGAGGACCGCAGGAGATGGCGGTTGTTAACGAACCCGGTCTCTACAGCTTGGTGATGAAGAGTCGGAAGCCGGAAGCGAAAGCCTTCAAGCGTTGGATCACCCATGAAGTCATTCCGTCGATCCGCAAGCACGGTATGTACGCCAAAGACGAGTTGCTCGACAATCCAGACCTGCTGCTGGATGTTGTGTCCAAGCTCAAAGAAGAACGGGACAAGCGGATTGCTGCAGAGAGGCGCATTGAACTGGATCGTCCCAAAGTGATCTTTGCTGAGGCTCTGGAGACGTCGAACACGAGCATCCTGATCGGTGAGTTGGCAAAAATCCTGAAACAAAACGGCATCGACATCGGCCAGAATCGACTTTTCGCTCTTCTCAGGGAGCAAGGGTATCTTGGACGCAAAGGCGAGTATTACAATATGCCGACCCAGCGATCCATGGATCTGGGACTGTTTGAGATCAAGACACGGACGATCAACAACCCGGACGGCAGCGTGCGTGTCACCAAGACAACGAAAGTTACAGGCAAGGGTCAAATGTACTTCGTAAACAAATTCAAAAATGAAAAGCGTCCGGCATAGGACGGGAGGGGAAGAGACATGAGATTGTTGCAGGAAGTGTTGATGAGCAAGCTTTTGCGGCACGGAATAACAGAAGCGTGCGGTAAGCCGTTGGAGAAAGCCAGCATTGACGAACTGATGGACGAATGGCACCGGTATGAAGCGCAGCGGAACGGCAAGCGGTCGGCGTAAGGGGATTGGATCATGAGTGGAGTGAAAGAGCTGCGCCTCATCATCCCCGGTAACCCGCCGACGCTAAACCACGTGTATCGAAACGTGGCAGTCAATCGGCGGATCACCACGCGAGACGGACAGAAATGGGTCAGAGACGTGCAAATGCTTGCCCAGGCGGCCATCAACCAGCAGGGGTGGCAAAAGAGCACAGACGAAAAGCTGGTCGCCGAGGTGATGATCTACTGGCCGACCCGCCGCAAACGAGACGTGGAGAACGTCGGTAAGCTCTTGTGGGACGCATTGGAGGGCATCGTCTACGAAAACGACCAGTGGCTGCTACCGCGGTACATAGACTTCCAGGTGGACAAAGCTAACCCGCGGGTTGAGATCAAGTTTTACCTGTTGGGGGAGGGAGCCGCATGAGTACATCAAACGTCTATTTTGCTGGTCCTGAAGGAATCTTGAATCGGAACAAGCTGAAAGGTAGCCCCGCTGGTGAGGTAAAAACCTACCACCTAAGCGCGGAAGAAAGACAGCAGTTGATTGAAAAGTACGGTCCCGTACTGAGAAAACGATTTAGCAAGACCACGATCATTCGCGACTTTGACCGAAACACCGGCAGCTACCATGGATAGGCACGGCCATCGCCACCGAACAGTTCCCGGACGTGGCGGTAAACGCGGACGTGTAAGTCTGGGAAGACGACAGCGACTTCGCCATCGGTCAGTTGTAAGCAGGCAATTTGTTCGAGTGTAAACGGGATTTCCCTGGAAGCTAACGTCTCGCGTAGGTAGTTCAGTTCACTCCATGGTACCGAGTAGTAAAACGACTTCTTCATATGCTCACGCTCCTTTAAGTGAACGTAACACGGAGAGTTGGGACAAAAAAAGAAGGTGGGGTCAGAGTACGATTTCAGTCTGTAGGGTGGGAACGCACGCTCAATTATTTAAAATTTAAAACCCTTCCAGAAAGTGAGGGTAGCAAGAGCAAAGAAAATAAGTGAAGCAAAAAGATGAACCCATGATCTTTTGAAAATTGAAGCAACTAAAAGAGAAATTCCAATAACGAAAAACCCAACTGGGATAAGTATTAATCCGGAAACAATATACCAACCGATTTCTTCACCGAACATTAATTAGTCACCCCTATCGTCATTTGAAAAATTATACTATTTGACCAGGGTGAACGGTACTAAAGACATAAACACAACTCGCAGTTTGTATCCACGGGAGGAGAACGGGATGCAAGCAGAATGTGAAACAAAAAAGCGCGATGCATCGACTGATCTTGAGCTGTGTGAAACAGCTACGCCGGGGCCTTGGAGCTGCGTATGCGATGAAGTCGAGGTCAAAGTAAGCGGAGTAACAGCCCGGATCGTTTTCGTCAAGTCACTACGTGGCGAGGCGGACGCCCGTTTCATCGCCGAAGCCCGTCAAGCATTGCCTTACTGGATACAACAGGCGGTCGCAGCAGAGACGGAAGTGGAACGGTTGAAGGCGGAAAACGCTCGAGTGGTTGCGCTGGCTGGTGCTGGATACGAAAAGCTGGTCATGGCGCTCCAGACGATCGCTAAGGAAACAGACGATCCGGGAGCGAGAGAATGTGCGGAAGACGCGCTGGAATCAAACGTTCGCGCCTGACAAAAAGAAAAGCCCCTATGCAGGAGCCCGAAAAGATGTTCGCACCACCATTATAACACGGGTAAACGGACAGGGGGAACGGAAGATGAGCGCTGTTGAAAAACAAGAGATTGTGGTAAAATATCCCTTAGAAAAAGGTGTCAGGGTGGTCATCATCGAGGACGGTAACATCGTGGAAAGCTGCAAGTTGGAAGCTCATCACAAGTTCACGATCATAACCCAGGATGACAAGCTACTCGATACCGAGGAAACCAAACGGAAGCGTTACAGAAGAGCCAAATAAATAGCCTGACCGAAAAGCGGAGGGCGTCAGAATCTTCACCCAAAACGGGTGTGTTCTGGCGTCCTTTTTATTTTGCCAGAGAGGAGGACGGACCGTGGCAAAAATCAGAGACATCATGGAGTTCAAGCAAAAGAGAGAGAAAGAACCGATCAACTTTGCCGAGCATGTCCAGCGTGCGCAGGAACGGCTATGTCACAGAGAAAAACAACGGAAACAGCCCGGGCAGCCAGCGAAAGAAATCTCATTAGAGGAATACCGGCGTTTGATGGGAGACGTGGGGGCGCGGCGATTCCTTAAAGACCGGGGTAACAGGCGCAAATAGACGCAATGGGGAGGGGTTCTCATGCAGGGATTGCTTCGGGAATATAAAGAAACTAGGAAGGCTTTAAAACGTGCCTACGAAGCCCGCAGAGAAGGCGAGAAGGTGCTGGATGACCAGGCATTAGCTGAGCGGCAAATGATTTCCGATATGATCGGAGATGTTGAATTCGTCATTCAATGGTTGGAGACCGGGCGCCGGCCGGGGAACAAGCGGGGAGTGGAACGTTTGGCTGCTTATCAGCGAGAGAAACCGATGGACCCGATCCGCATGCAGGCGTTTATTTCGCGATCGACTGCAGGTAGCCCGGCCAACTTGACAGAGTGGGAACGGCAGCAGATCGAGGACGCGCTGTGTACTCTTAGCGATCGGGAACGGGAGTGTTATGTGTTGGCGCATGGGGAGTGCTTCTCCTTCGAGGATATTGCCAATCTACTCGGGATTAGCAAAAGCAGCGTGGCGACGCATATAAAGCGTGCGGAGGCGAAAATATCTAAGCGACTGATGAACAGCTTATTCCTATTGGGATAGGCTGTTTTTGTCGATAAAAGGGGTGGAGGCGATTCATATGGCATTAGATTTGACTGAAAATGCACCGTGGATAATGAACGGAGCGATCAAACTGGGGGTGTATACTGTTGGACTTGCTGTTGCCCTTGCGTTGGTAAACACATTGGCACCAAAGTGGATGCGAGGTATTATGAGTGCCGCCGTCATGTTGGGCGGCATTTACTTGTTTGCAAAGTGGCTGAGTTAAAAAGCACATTTTTTGTCACACGAAAGCCAATAGTTATTGAAAGGAACTTTTCTTTCACTAGAACCCCTTCCATTACCGCCTCGGAAACGGGGCGGGATTTTTTCGGATTACCTCAAGTATTCAACACCCAGTTTTTCAAAATGGCAATAATTTCGCATTGATTCAAGAGCGGCTCACGATATACTCTTAAAAACGTGCATTTTAATATTTTTGAGAGGAGTACATCATGATGTCGCAGCAGATGATTAGTGTGAGTTTTATAGGGGCCCGAGGTAATCAATTTGGGAGAAATACATTTGTCGCGATGTTTCCGTTCAATTCACTTGAAAACTTTTTTAAGGTATTTCCTAATGTTCAGAGAACCGTCTCCCCGAAGAAAGTAAAAGGGATTGCAGAGTACATATTAAAAGGCGATCTAAAGGATAATTACTCGTTTATCAGTGCATTGACAGTGTCATGTCGTGGAGAGATTGATTATGATGAAAATAGTAAGCAAATAAAAATAGATATCAATTCGGCTCTATCAGTTAACGATGGGCAACATAGGTTAGAAGGAATAAAATTGGCTCTTAATGAGATAAAAAAGAAAATGGAACGTGCAACAACAGGTGATGAAAAAAATAATTTCGCAGAACAGTACAAAAGAATCAGCAATATGACTATCCCAGTCGTCATTTATTCCAACATGAATGAAGAGGCTGAACAGCAACTATTTCATGATCTAAATTTATTGAGTACAAAACCGACCCGATCAGTATCTCTGAAATTTGATCAGGTGGATCTCTATAATCGTATGGCCAAAGAACTTGCTAACCAAAATGAATATCTTAAAGCGTTTGGTGTCGAAAGTGAAGCTGCAATGTTAAAGAAAAAAAGTACAAAAGTTATGCTGTTATCGACTCTTCGAGACACCATTAGTTATATGATTGTAGGATCATCAAAAGACACAAGAAAATTGCTAAATGAAGATAATTATGATACGAATAAAGAAATGATAGATGAATTATTGAACGAACTATTCAAAGCGCTTCCCGATGATTGTAATGATAGAGGTAAATACATTCTGGGTTACTCAGGATCATTCCAAGCTATTGCAAAATACATTCACCATCTAATGAATGATGACACAATCATTAACGTGACGGAATACATTTCAGGTCTGGGCAGCATTGACTGGAGTCATTCAGCAAAAATTTGGACTGAATTTGGTGGTAAGTATGATGCAATTAAAAATAGAGTGATCTTCAACGGTACAAGTGGTGGGAAAAACGGTATTTTTAATGCGCTAATTAAATACAACAAGCCAATTGTTTATTCAAAATAAGGTTAACCATTAAGCACCCACCCGGTGCTTTTTCTTTTCCAAAACAAACTCAACCAGGTGGTGGTGATGATGTAGTGGCACGAGCACGAAGTCCTGACCGAGACAAAGCATTTGAGATGTGGCGCGACAGCGGCGGAACGATGAAGCTAAAAGACATCGCCGATGCCTTGGGGCTGTCGGACACACAGATCCGGAAGTGGAAGAATCAAGACCGATGGGACGAACGCCTGAATAGTAACGTTACCATTCCCAAAAGTAACGTTACCAAACGTGGCGGGGCGCCAAAGGGGAATAAGAACGCCGTGGGCAACGCGGGAGGAGCTGCACCGAAAGGGAACAGCAACGCCGTGACTCACGGCTTTTTTCGTCGCATCTTTCCGGATGACGAGGAGACACATGCCATCATCGGGGAGATTGGCGTGAAGAGCCCGCTGGACATTCTCTGGGAGAACATCGTCATCCAGTACACGGCGATTGCCCGGGCGCAGAAGATCATGTTTGTTCGTGATCAAGAGGACCAGACAAAAGTGTTGAAAAAGTTCAAACCCGGCATGTTCGGAGAAGAAATGGAGTGGGAATTGCAGCACGCTTGGGACAAGCACGCTGCCTTTCTGCAGGCGCAGTCTAGGGCGATGGCTACGCTTCAAGGCTTAATCAAGCGATATGAAGAGATGCTGGTGGCGGCGCTGGGAACCGAGGAACAACGGCTTCGAATTGAAAAGCTGAAGCTGGAGATTGGCAAGCTGCAGGGCCCCGGCACCGATGACAAGGGAATCGTGATCCAGATCAATTACGGGGATGGTCAAACATGACGGCTGTACTTGTCCACTTCAATGCTCATTTCCGTGATGCTAACCAGACGCGCAAAAGATACCGGGTCATGAAGGGTTCAGCCGGTTCGGGTAAGTCCGTCAACGTGGCACAGGACTTCATCATCAAGCTGTCTGATCCGCAATACAAGGGGGCGAACCTCCTCTGCGTCCGGAAGGTCAACGAAACCAACCGGCACAGCACCTTTGCGGAACTGACCGCGACCATTAATCGTATTTTTGGCAGCCGGGCAGATGAGTTTTGGGAGATTAGGCAGTCGCCGCTGTCCCTTCGCTGCAAGATCACCGGTAACAGCGTCATCTTTCGTGGCGTTAACGACGCGCGCGACCGAGAAAAGCTGAAATCGATCAACTTCCCCCACGGCAAGCTGACCTGGATATGGGTGGAAGAGGCGACCGAGCTGCAGGAATCGGACGTTGATATACTGGATGACCGATTGCGCGGTGTGTTGCCGAACCCGAATCTGTACTATCAGATTACGTTCACCTTCAACCCGGTGTCGGCCAGCCACTGGATCAAGCGGAAGTATTTCGACATCGATCATCCGGACATTTTTACACACCACTCCACTTATCTACAGAACCGTTTCATTGACGAGGCTTATCACCGCCGCATGATGCTGCGTAAAGAGCAGGACCCGGACGGTTACCGGGTTTATGGCCTTGGTGAGTGGGGCGAGCTTGGCGGCCTGATCCTGCACAACTACCATGTTCATGAGTTTGAAACGGCGTTTGAGCGCTTTGATAGCATGAATTTCGGCCAAGACTTTGGCTTCAACCACGCGAACGCCATCCTCTTGTTGGGCTGGAAAGACGGGGAACTTTACGTCTGTGATGAGGTCTATGTCCATGAGAAAGACACGGATGAGATCATTGAACTGGCCGTGGAAAAAGGTTTCGACAAGCGGCTGACTATGTGGTGTGACTCTGCAGAGCCGGACAGGATCAAGACCTGGAAGAAACGTGGATTTGCTGCTAAGGCAGTGAAGAAGGAACCGGGCAGCGTAAAAGCGCAGATCGACTTCCTCAAACGTCTCAAGATTCACATTCATCCTCGCTGCGTGAACACGATCAAAGAGATCCAGCAGTGGAAGTGGAAGAAGGATCAGAAGACCGGGAAATACATCGATGAGCCGGTGGAAGTCTTTGATGATGCCATGGCGGCACTTCGGTATGGAATCGAAGGTAAGCGAACTGATAAGGGGAAAATGCGCGCCGTGAGCTCGCTTTATTAAGGGGGGTGACTCATCTGTTTTCAAAATATATCGAGTTGATTGAGCAGGAAGGGATTACGCCAAAGATCATCCAGGACATCATTGCGGACCATACCGTGATGCGGACCAGGATGCTGGCCAACTACGAGAGGTACAAAGCTGAGAAGGATGGTCAGGGAGTTCCGATTTACAAACGCTCATTTGATCAGGAGGAAGCCAACAAGATAAACAACAAGCTGGCCAACGACTTCTTCAGTGAAATCATTGACACGAAAGTTGGATACATGTTTGGCCAACCGGTTAACTACATGCTGGACAAGTCGGCACAGCAGTATGAAGTGGTATCCAAACAGATCGAGCGGTTCCGGAAAGTCAACCATCTGGACGATCTCAACAGTGAAGCAGGCAAGTTCGCCGCCATGTGCGGGTACGACGGCCTGCTTTTGTATATTGATCGAGATGGCCACGAGCGTCTGATGCGGGTGAATCCCTGGGAGACAGTGATCATCTCTGAAATGGAGATCACTGACCCGACATATGGCATGATCTACTACAAAACCCACGATGGCAAGGCGCGGGTGGAGTTCTACGATCAGTCGAACGTATACGTATTCCAAGGGCCCGATTTCGCGAGTTTGGAACTGGGGGATACAAAACCACACCCCTTCGATTACTGCCCGTTATTTGGGCTGCCAAACAATGCTGAACTGCAGGGGGATGGTGACAAGGTCCTCAGCCTGATTGATGCCTATGACCGGGCAATATCGGACATGAACAGCGAGATTGAGCAGTTCCGTTCGGCCTATATGATGTTCATCGGGTATGCTCCTGATGCAGAGACAATCAATAGCATGCGCAGAACGGGCGCCCTGTTCATTCCGGACTGTGAAAACGGAGAGGATATCCGGTTTCTGGTTAAAGAGCTGCCGCACGCTGCCATCGACAGCCATCTGGATCGTCTGGAGGCCAACATCACCCGTTTTGCCAAGCATGTCAACTTCACAGACGAGCAGTTCGCAGGGAATCTGTCCGGCGTGGCCATGAGGTTCAAGTTGTTCGCGCTGGAGTCCAAGGCCAAGACGATGGAGCGCAAGCACGAGGCGGCCATGTTGTACATGTTCAAGGTGCTAGCAAGCGCCTGGCGGAAGCGTTCATTGCTGCTTGACTACACGCAGCTGGAGTTGAAATACACCCGCAACATCCCGGTCAACATCAAAGATGAGGCTGACGCGGCCAAGGCACTGCTGGGCGTAACATCTCACCTGACGGCGTTGTCACAGCTGTCCTTTGTGGAGGACGTGGAGGAAGAGTTGCGCAGAATCGAACAGGAACGGGAAGCCGTGGTTGATTTGGACTACGTTCCCTTAGATAAGGGGGAAATAGAGGCCGGCCCTGAGGACACGGGGTGATTGAATGACCAACCTGGAAAAGGCCATTCAGCTGATAAACAAGATTGTCGATCGCCTGGTCAAAGGCAGCGAGCGAGAGGTAATCAAGCGTTACGCCAAAACTCTCGCTGAGATCCGCGGAATGCTTGGTTTGCTTTACGAGAAGTATGAGTCGGACGGCATCCTCACCTATGATGAATTGGCCAAGTTTGATCGGCTTCAAAAGTTCCTCAACGAGATAAATCAGGAGGTGGCCACGAACTACAAGGATATCGCCAAGACCTTTGCCGATACCTTGGAAAAGGTGTTCAAAGAGGGCTACTACCTTACAGCGTGGGGAATCGAAACAGAGGCGATGGCCAAACTGGCCTACTCTACAGTTCCCAGCGACGTAATCCTGGAGGCTATTAACAACCCGGTCAGCGGTCTGACCCTGAAACAGCGACTGGAGAAGAATCGGACAGAGATCATCTATCGGATCCAGCAGGAGGTCACGCAGGGGCTTGTCAAAGGGGAGACTTACCGTGAGATGGCCGGCAGGCTCAAAATAGCCTTGGAAGGAGACGCAGCCAAATCCGTTCGCATTGTCCGAACCGAAGCGCACCGCGTGCAGGAAAGCGCCAAGCATGGGGCAGCTGCGCATGCCAAGCAAAATGGTGTCATCATGATGAAGCAATGGAACAGCAGTGAAGATTCCAGAGTGAGATCATCGCACAGGCACTTGAACAACAAGAAAATACCGATAGATCAGGACTTTGTTGGTTATTACGGCAGGGGGCCGTCCCCAGGCAACCTTCATTCGGCTGCCGAGGACATCCACTGCCGTTGCTTTTTGACGTACACAGTTGAGGGGGTGGAGAAGCCGCAGCATACAGAGCTTGCCAACATAGGTTTTGAACAATGGATAAATGAGCGAATAAAAACGACTTGAGGGGCCGGTCACTCCAAACTCCTCTGGAGGGTGGGAGACGGGCAACTCGGAAGGAGATATGAAACATGGACATCGAGCAACTGAAACAACAACTGGCTGAGGGCAAAATCACTAAGGAGCAGTTCAAAGCCGAATTGAAAAAGCTTATGGACGCTGGTTCTGTCACACAGGAACAGCACGATGAAGCTTTAAGCGGCGTCGATGATGCTGCAGGCGGAGGTGGTGGCTCCGGTGCTGGTGGGACGCTGACCGCCGAGGAAGTCCAGCGCATGATCGCCGAGGCGGTTGCCAAAGCCGAGCAAAGCGCAGCGGATCGTGTCCGGACAGAGTACAGCAAGAAAAACAAAGAGCTTCAGGATCAGCTGGAGGAGCTTAAAAAGCAAAAGATGTCCGCAGAGGAAAAGGCGGAATACGAGCGTCAACAGAAGGAACGGGAGTTGAGGGAAAAAGAAACCGAACTCCTGCGGCGCGAAGTTGCCCTGCATACCGTCGATAAGCTGCGCGAACTGGAACTGCCGCTAGAATTCCGTGATATCCTTGCTGGCGCTGACATCGAGGACACCAACAAGCGGATCGGCGTGTTTCAGCAGATGTGGCAGGGAGCGCTGAAGAAGGCCGTCGACGAACGGTTTAAGCAAACCGGTCATGAGCCCGGTAAGGGTAAAGAAGGTGCTCCCGGCGTGAAAAACCCTTGGGCCAAAGACCAGTTAAACTACACGGAACAAGGACGCATTTTACGCGAAAACCCCGAGTTGGCCAAGCAGTTGATGGCTGCCGCGGGAGTAAGATAACTATTTGGGAAGGAATGATTCTTAATGCCTATCACACGTATTGCTGATGTGATCGAACCTACCACGTTTACCAACTATGTCGTTCAAAGAACGATGGAGAAATCTGCGCTGGTGCAGAGTGGAATCGTTGTGAATGATCCGCAATTTGATGAACTGGCCAGCGGCCCTAGCAATCTGATCAATATGCCGTACTTCAACGATCTCACTGGCGACTCTGAAATCATGAAAGACCAGGGCGCCCTGACTCCCGGTAATATCGGGACCAATAAAGACGTTGCACGCCGTCACGGCCGGGCGCGTGCTTGGGGAGCAAATGGTCTGTCGGCTTTGCTGTCTGGAGCCGATCCGTTGGCCGCCATCGGTGATTTGGTTTCGAACTATTGGGTCCGCGATGACCAAAAAGTGCTCCTTTCTACACTGAAAGGCGTATTTGCGTCGCCGACCATGGCCAATCACGTTCTGGACATCTCCGGACTGACAGGCGGGGCCGAAGTGTTGGACGGTGTATCCTTCATCGATGCAACCCAATTGTTGGGGGATGCAAAGGACCAAGTAAACGCAGTCATCATGCACTCTGCTGTTGAAAGCCATCTTGCAAAGCAGCAACTGATCGAGTATGTGCAAGAGGCGAATCAATCGGTGCGCGTTCCCTATTTCATGGGCAAGCGTGTCATCGTTGATGATGCGATGCCTTTCGACCCTGGTACAAAGGTGGCGTCGATGTACATCTTTGGCCCTGGCGCGGTCGCGCTGGGCAACGGATCTCATCCTCGAATTGTCGGTACGGAGATTGACCGTGATTCGCTTGCCAGCTCTGGTGAAGACTACTTGATCAACCGCCGCATCTACATCCTGCACCCACGTGGAATCAAATGGACGGAGGCAGCAGTTGCTGATGAATTCCCGACCAATACGGAGTTGCAAAATGGCTCGAACTGGTCTTTGGTCTATGAGCCCAAGAAGATCCGCGTCGTGAAGTTCCAGTTCAAAATTTCTTAATGGCTGAGAGGGAAGGGGAGCATTCCCCTTCCTCTTTTTTGAAAGGAGGATCCCTTTATGGGACTCGCAGCGTTTAACCGCATGCGCCGGTTACAGGCGGAGGAAGAAGTAAGAAAACTGGCGGAAAAAGATGTCTTAAAACGGGTCAAGTCTGAGGATACTCCAGTTGGCTCAGACAAAACCGTTAATCAGACTGCTGCAGAAAATGCTGAGGAGACGGGCGTAGCTGTTCAAGAACCACCGCAGAAAAAGGGCGGCAGAGGTAAGGGGAAGTGATGAGATGACACTTTCCGACGTGGAAACCCTTCTCGGCATTAATATTACCGGCACGCCGCAGCAGGCCCGTTACGAGGCCGTTCTGGCTGCAGCAATTGACCATGTAAAACAGGACTGTAACCGTGACTTTCAGGACGAATCTGGAAGTCTCCTGCTTCCGGTAGCCGTCCAGATGGGGGTGGCGACCTTGGTGAAAGCCATGATGGAAAACCAGAGCGTGCAGTCGCAGTCTCTTGGTGACATGTCCAAAAGCTTCTTTGAGGGTGGCACTTACAAGGCAGCGCGCCGCTACTGGAAGCCATATCGAAAGGTTGGTTTTGTCTAATGGGTGTGACGTTCAAAAGCACCAACAACATCCCGCGCCTTACCAAGATTTTGAAAGAATTGGGGAAAAGCGAAATCCGCGTCGGAGTTTTCGGTGAAGATTCCAACGTGGACGAGGAACCGATCAATATTGTCACACTGGCTCGCGTGCATGAGTACGGCATGACTATCAAGCCGAAGCGGGCAAAGTTCCTGACGGTGCCGATCAACAAGGCGGCAAAGGGCAAGCGGGCATCGGATTTCCCGGATTCGTTCATTGTCAAAGGGAATGAGGGAGTAAGCTACATTGCCCGGAAGAAGGGGAAAAAAGGGAAGCTGGAGTTACTGTTCATGTTGGTGCCGAAGGTGACCATTCCTGAGCGTTCTTTTCTCCGATCCGGGTTTGATGAAAACGTGGATAAGATCACCAGGAAAATCGGACGAATGATGAATGATGTGCTGCGGTTTGGTGTATCACCTGACGAATTCTTGGAGGCCATTGGCTTGGAGTTTGCCGGGCTGATCCAGAAGAAGCTGAGGGGTATCAAATCTCCGCCGAACCACTACTCCACGACGCTGACAAAAGGCTCATCAAACCCTCTCATCGACACCGGCCGACTGGTTGGCGCCATTCGGCATAAGGTGGTGGAATGATGGCCAAGCAGTTTGAGTTTGCCGATTTCGTGGAGGAATTCAAGGTGGAGTTCACTATCTATGAGCATGATGAAGGCCACTATTCCGACAACGGCAAATGGGTGGAAGGTGAGGTAACGCCGGTTACAGTTCAGGGGATCATTTTGCCGCTCTCGGACGATGATCTGCGCTACGTTCCGAACGGCACCTACACGGAGGCAGACAGGAAGATATACACCACCCGACCGCTGAAAGCCGGCCAGAAGATGGAGTACGGCGGCCGCAACTACACCATCCAGAACTTCAAGGACTATTCAGCTTATGCGGACGTGTTCATCTACATTGCAAGGGGGGTGGGCGAGTGAAGATCACGGAGATTCGAGACTTGATCATTCCCGCGCTCAAAACCCACATTGGCGGCTTGCCCGTGATTGAGGCCGATCAGACCGGGAAAAGGCCGACAGGGGCTCACGCCACTTACAAATTCACGAGCCCCTATGTAAAAGACATTGGTCAACCTGAGGTCACCGTTGTAGAAACGGCCGAGACTTACTTGCTGCGCCAGACTGAGACATTCAAAGTCACGCTTTCGATCACGGCCTATCACAAGGACGTAGATGAATCGATCGAGCTGGCTCAGAAAATCCGGGATTGGTTCGACTTCTACGGCCAGGAAGATTTGGAAGCTGCCGGCATTGCCGTGGTCTCTCTCGGCCAAGTGGAGAACCGGGATGCATTCGTGGTGGATGACTACGAGCGGCGAAACGGCTTTGACGTGATCCTGCGGGCGCACAAGACGTTGCAGCAGGACATTGAGGAAGTCGGGTATTTCGACAAGGTGGAGATCAACAACAAAATTTACCCATAAGGGGGCATGAATCGTGGGCAATCGGTATGTCAACGTGACAATCACACGCGAAACACGACCGGCAAGCCAGCAGGGTTTTGGCACGCCGTTGATTCTAGCCACGTCCAAGGTGCAGGCGTACAAGGAATACACCGGAGATAATGCGCTGGTATCCATCGGGGTTGACTTTGGGCAAGCGTCCAGAGTATACAAACTGGCTGAGAAGTTGCTGGGACAGGTAAACAAACCGGCGAAGGTGGCCGCCTACGGCATTGCCTATGACGGAGCAACGGGCGATCCGAATGACTTGAAAGCGGCGCTTGACGTACTCCTGCGGGAACACAGCGATTTTTATTACCTGGTTTGCCCGGAACAGGGCGATGACGAGATTGCCGCGCTATCTGCATGGGCGGCGGCCAATGACCGTCTGTATTTCGTTTCAACGTCGAACAAAAACCTGGCTTCTCCCAACAGCGACAACACTTTCATCATGGTTCATCCGGATGCTGATGAACAATTTCCGGCGGAGGCGTTGGTGGGATACATTGCACCGTTGGAAATCGGTTCGTACACTGTCCAATTTAAGACGCTGAATGGCGTGCAACCGGCGAATTTCGGCGCGACGCACGATATGGACGTGGATGCGATCCACGAGAAAAACATGGCCACGTACATCCGCGAGGGTGGCGTCAACATCGTATCGGCGGCGAAAGCGACGTCCGGGGAGTTTATCGACGTGATTCAGTCGGCGCATTTCCTGCAAGCACGCATTGCGGAAAGTGTGTTCGGCCTCCTGACGCGGGTTCCGAAAGTGCCATTCACCAACGCCGGGATTTCTATGACGGTGGCAGCCGTAGATCAACCGTTGAAAGAAGCGTACAACAACGGAATGATTGCGGAGGAAAACGGTGAGGCGCTTTACACCGTAACCGCGCCGACGCGCGCTGAGGTTTCGACGAATGACCGCGCCAACAGGCTTCTCCCGGACGTGAAATGGTCCACAACGATTGCCGGGGCCATTCATCAGGTAGAGGTACAAGGCGTGCTGAAAGTCTAAGAGAGGGGCTGAGATAGATGGCAAAATCAACAAGCTACGATTTCAAGAAAGTGTCGCTCATCGTTGATGGGAGGCACCACACCGGGTTTATGGACGGTTCGCCGATCCGGGCTGAGCAAAACAACGACGGCGTGACGCCGCACGTTGGCGCTGATGGCGAAGTGGTGTTTGCGGAAAGTGCTGACCAAACCGGCACGATCACTGTCACATACAAGCACAACAGTCCGGCGTTGGCGCACGTCCGGCAGTTGTACAAAGCCCGCAAAACCTTCCCGATCATGCTGGACGACCAAAACGATCCGCGAGTGCGCGTTGGGGGCACAGAGGCGCGCGTACTCAAAATGCCGCCGTTGGAGCGCGGGACGGAAGTGACAGGCGTTGAAGTGCAATATTTCGTGGCGGACTACGACCAACGATAAAAACCAGGACATTTTGGAGGGGTAAACAGTGAACAAAATTAATCCATTTATGGCGACAAAGCAATTCAAAAGCGAGATTTCGGGCGTGGTATACACGTTGCAGAAAGTCGCGCCGCGTCCTTGGCTGAAACTGATGGACGAATGGGAAGCGAAGGGCAAGACCAATGAAAAGCTGACCGAGATCGTACTGGAGCATGTCGTGGTCGATCCGAAGGTGAGCATTGACGATTTCGAGGACTACGCCGAGGTAGAGGAGTTGTCGATGGCGGCGTACCGATTTCAACGCGGAAAATGATGAATTGTTGGGCCTCTCTAGCATTTACGATGTGGGGGAGGCCCACATTCGCAATGCGAACCTGTTTTGGTGGGCATATGTGATAGCGCAGGAGTTTCCGGGAATCAATCCCCATGATGTGAAAGAGTGGTCGCCGGACGACATTTTGGAAACGCTGGCGCGGATCATGCTTGTGGATATGAACCGGAAAGAGCCGGTTTATAAACCAAAATAAGGGGGTGAAGGTTTGGATACGTTGCGCGATTTGGTGGTACGGATTGATTTTGGTGACACGGATTTGCAAACGCTGATCCGCACAGATCGAATGATAAACGAGATAGAGGACTCCTTGCGAGACATGGGGCACGAAATCAACGAAACGTCGTTGGAATTTGAGTTGCTACGCAGGGCCGCAGAGCGCGCGCTGGAAAAGGTTCAACAAGAAGCGTTTATTGCCTCTGCATTCATCGACAACTTGGGCGATCAGGCGAGTTGGGCGACATTAAAGACGACGGCGCTAGGAGCCGCGTTGTTTGGCGTCATGACTATGGCAGTCGCCGCCTCCGGACCGACGCTGGCCGCCATCGGTGCGCTGGGCGCATCGTTCCTTGCGGCAGGGGCGGGTGCTGCTGCGTTCGGCGCAGTTGCCATTGGTGCGCTGGCGCAGGTGTTTGAAACGGCCAAGGAGATCGAAAAGCTGGAAGAAAAGGCGGCCAACGCAAAGACGACGAAGGATCGGGCCGCCGCGCTGAAAGAATTGGCCGGTGTGTACGCAGGCATCAGCGAGGAACAGAGGGCCGCGCTGCAAAGCCTGCAATCGTTCAAGGACTTCTGGCGCGGGTTCGTCAAAGGATTTGAAAAGCCGGTTTTCAAAATGTTCACCTACGGGCTGAAAGGCGTGCAAACACTCCTGACCAAGCTGGAACCAACCATTTCCGGCGTCGCTGACCTGTTTGGGAACCTAGCCCGGAGTTTCAGCGAAAAAATGGAGGGGTATGGCGCGTTCAAGTTCTTCAAGTGGCTGGAAGCAAACGCGGTGGACAGTCTGAAAAACCTTATGGCCACGTTCGGTAATTTCGGGGCCGGATTCCTCAACCTGCTGCATGCGTTCGATCCGATCATGGACGACGTGGAAAAAGGCTTCCTGGGCATGAGTGAGGGGTTTAAGAAGTGGACCGACGGCCTTGGCAAAAACAAGTCATTCCAAAGTTTCATCGAGTATGCAAAGGCCAACGGTCCGGTGTTCATGGATGTACTGGCGAATCTGGCGACGATTGCGGGCATGTTGATTAAGGAATTAGCGCCAATCGGAACAGTGGTGCTGGACGGCTTCAAAGCGACAACGGGCTTCATCATCGACAATTGGGGCGCGGTCAAGGATACCGTTCTTGCTGCGGGCGCTGCCGTCGGTGCGTTCGTGGTGGCAATCAAGGGGCTGCAGGTCGTTACAACTATTGCCGCGTTGTTAAAGGCGTGGAGAGCGGGCACAGTGGCCGTCACGCTGGCACAGTTGGCGTTGAACGGCGCAATGTGGGCCAATCCTCTCACATGGGTTGCGGCAGGTATTGCCGTCGTCGTTGCTGCCGGTGTCCTTCTGTACCGCAATTGGGATACCGTCAAGGCAAAGGCAATCGAGTTGTGGGGCGCGTTGAAGGAGAAATTCGCCGCGATCAAAGACGCCACCATGACCGCCATGCAACCGGTGTTTGACTTCTTTGGGCGGTTGGGTGACAAGTGGAACGCATTCAAAGAATCGGTCATGTCATTCAAGATGCCGAGTTTCGGCCTGCCGAAGTGGTTGGGCGGAAACGGGCTGATTCAGCCGGACGGATCACACGCAAGCGGGCTGGCCGAGGTCAAAAAGGATGGATATATTGCGGAGTTGCACAAGGGCGAAAGTGTCCTGACCGCGAGGCAATCCAACGCATTGCGGCAGGCGGGCGTCTTGGGGGAAAATGCCGGGAAGCCGACAATTGACCTGAGCAGGGCCGCAGCCGCGCCGAGTGCAACGACCAAGGTTACGACGGTTGCGCCGAGCATTGCCATTCACATCCACAACGGCGAGGGCGGTCAGAAGTTGGATGAAAAGAAAATTGCCGAACACGTTCGGCGCGAAATCGGTACGCTTTTCGAGCAATTGGCCATCGAGTTTGGCTGATAGGAGGTGGAGGGCATGGCGTTATTGGGCGGGGTCCTGCTCAATGTCGTGTATGCGGACAAACCCGACCGGCAGACAACCGTTTCGCAGCATCCGATTGAGGACGGAAACAGCGTCGCGGATCATGTGGAGAGAAAGCCGCTAGTGTTGAGCATTAGCGGCGTTGTCACCGGGCCGGATGCCGCAAGCAGACTGACAAAGCTGGAAGATATGCAAAAAAAGGGGCAACTGCTCACATACACCAACCGCGTCCGATACGACAACATGGTCATTGAAAGTTTTGGCACAGAACATGGCAAGGAAGTGGCCAACGGATTTCTATTTTCAATGACATTGGTTCGCGTGCGGATCATGCAGTCGTCGCCGGTGAAGGGCATGGCGTTGCCGCAGCGCGTTCAATCCAAGCCGGTGACAAACAAAGGGCGGCAGCAAACAAAGAAAGGGCCGCCTTCTCCCATGGAGCGTCGAGCGGCATTCCTGCGAAATAAAGGGTTAGAGTGAGGTGGCGGGCGTGGAGTACATAGAGATTGACGTGGAGGAAATCCCGTTTCGTTGTGAAATCGACTTGGCCGGAGAAATTTTCACGCTGGAATTTCACTACAACCACGATTTCGATTTCTTCACCGTTGATATTGAGCGGGACGGCAACGTGCTTGTGTACGGCGAAAAATTGGTCATTGGAAGGCCGTTGTTTTCTTCCCTGACAGATTCCCGGCTGCCGAAAATGCAACTGATTCCAAAGGATTTGAGCGGTCAAGCAGCGCGTGTCGGATGGGACGAATTGGGCACAACCGTTTTCCTGATGGTGGAGCCGCCGGGAAGTGAATCCGCATGATAGGGGCATTGTACGGTCGGCAGATCGAATTGATTGCAGGCAACAAGCGATTCGTGAGCGGATTGGGGAAAGAAGGGCCAACCATCCAGTTTGACATACCATTTGACGACGGGAAGGAGCCGAACGTGGCAACGATCACCGTCTACAACCTATCTGACCAATCTATTCTTGCCATCAAGAAGGATACGCCCATTGTGCTGAATGCGGGCTACCAAGGCGACGTTGGCGCGTTGTTGCTTGGGTTCGTGGAGAAGGCGAAAACCGAATGGCAAGGCGTTGACAAGGCGACAAAGATTCAAGTGGTGGACGGTAACGGGCAATGGCTGAGATTACCCGTCAAAAAGACGTACAAGCCCGGCATAACCGGAAAAGCCATCCTCAACGACCTGCTGGCGCAATGCGGCCTGCACATCGGGGCGTTCAACCTTCCGAATGACCGAAAATACCTGGGCGGCAAAACGATCAAGGCCACGCTATCCCAGGCCATTGCACAGGTGGCCGCTGATTGCGGAGCCAAAGCGCACGTCACGCGGGGGAAAATCTTTATTCGGCCAAAAAACGAGGGTCAGCCCATTGGTTTCGTGATTGACAAGGACCACGGCTTGATCGGAAGTCCGACGCCGATTGAGACAACGGAAACCATCAAGGTTCCTGACGCGAAGGACAAGAAGGTGACGCGCCAGGGCTGGAAGATTGTCACGTTGCTCAATCACCGGATCACAACGGACGCCATCGTGCAGATCAAGAGCAAGACGGCGAACGGACTTTTCCGCGTAGAAAAAGGCCGGCACGACGGCACATCATTCTACACGGAAATGGAGGTTTACCCGGTATGAAGGAACCGAAACAGTTTTTCCGAGATTTCGCAAACAGCCTGATTTCCGGCATACACACTTCCGCCATTGGTCAGATCGAGGCATACGACGCGGAAAAGCTAATGGCCGACGTAAAGTTGTTGCCGGACGGCGACTTGATTACTGCCGTTCCGGTGGCCGATTTACAGACGGGCAGGTACATCATTCGGACGCCGTACAAGCGCGGTGACTATGTACTGGTGTCATTCTGTATGCGAGACATTGACGGCATCCTGCATGGCGACAGCACGACGCCGACAGATCGGATGCTGGACGTGAATGACGCCGTTGTGGTATGTGGGATCAACCTGTTTACCCGGCCACTTCCCAATCAGGTGGTGGACACGAATGACGGCGACAAAGTAACGCCGATCAATCCGGGTGACTTGCTGATTGCAACCAAGGACATGAAGGACCGGATCGTATTGCCGGAAGAAGGCGGCATCAAAATGTACAGCGACCACGACAACGGCGTGGAGATCGTCGCCCCGATGGGTGTCACCATCCGAGCAGACAATCCAGCAGGGCGCGGCGTGCGGATTACCGGAAAACTGGGGGGTGAGTCGTGGTGATTGATTTCAAAACAGACAGCACTGGCGACCTGGTGTTTGACGGACAAAACGACCTTGTGTTGGTTGAGGGCGACGATGAGTTAATGCAATGTGTGGCTGATATATTGACGACCAACCTGGGGGAATGGTTCCTCAATCCTTCTGACCACGGATTCCCGCGTTATGAGGTTTTGGGTGATAAGTATGACCGAGAAGAAGTCACCGACCGATTGGTGGCCGCCATATTGCAGGAAAGCAGGATTGCGGCGGTCGAGGAAATCAACTGGGAATTTGACCGCAAAGAACGCAAATTGACCGGCACTTTCCGGGTGGTTAAGCGGGACGGCGAAGTGATCGAGGGGGGATTCTAAGGTGCTGACGTCGCAGGGGTTCAAGCGAAAGAGTTACGAGGAATTTTTGGCCGAAATGCAGGAACAGGCCCGCCAAGAGTTCGGGGCAAACGTCAATTTGTCCGACAGGTCAAAACTTGGCAAATTGATTAAGCTATGGGCATATGCCCGCGCCGAAGAAAACGAGCAGGCAGAAGCGGTTTACAACGCCGGATTCATTGACACGGCGGAAGGGGTAAGCCTGGACCGAGAGGTTGCCAAAATGGGCATAAAGCGTCGCCAGGAGCGGAAGGCGACGGGGCAATTGACGATTACGGTTGATCCGGGTGCGACGGTTCCGGCTGGATTCATGGCGGAGACAGCAGACGGCATAGCATTCAAGACTACCGATCCAGTAACGGATAGTGACAACGACGGTGTTGTGTTGGCGAATATTGAAGCGGTGGAAGCCGGGGCGAGGGGTAACGTGCCTGCAAGTACCATCACCAAGATTACAACGCCGTTTGCTGGCGTGCTTTCCGTAACCAACGCCGGACCGACAGAAAACGGGCAAGACAAGGAATCCGATGAGCAACTGCGGAAAAGGGCGTTACAGCAAGGGGCGAAAGACGGAGTGCCGACAGGCGACGGCATCCGGGCAACCATTTTGAAAGACGTGCCGGAGGTAAGGGCGGCAATCGTGGCAGAGAATGATGGCGACGAGCCGGACGCCGACGGAAGGCCGCCGCATTCAATCGAAGTGATTGTGCTTGGCGGTCAACCGACAGACATTGCCAAGGCTATCCTGCGGGCAAAGGCGGCAGGCATCCGGGCATACGGTTCAACGGTTGTCGTGGTTCAAGACGCAAGCGGCAACGATCAAACCATCGGGTTCAGTTATGCCGAACAGGTAGACGTTTGGGTGAAGGTGGATATTCGCACAAACAGCTTGTACCCGGCAAACGGGGCCGCGCTGATCCGGCAGGAAATTGTGGAATACATCGGCGGGCAGGATGCAAGCGGAAACTTCCACGACGGTCTTGGCATGGGCGAGGACGTTATCCATGCCCACCTTGTCGCGCTGGCGAAGCTGACCGCGCCGGGCGTAGTGGATGCAACGGCGACGATTTCGACGAATGGAACCGACTATACCGCCGCAAACGTCGCCATTGATCCCAAAAAGGTGGCACAAACCAACGTAGGGAAAGTGGTGGTCAACCTTGTCTGATGTACTGCAAAAGTTCCAGAAAAGATTGACCGACAATTTTAATAAACATCCCAATTCAAACGCAAGCAAACTGCTGAGCATTGCGGCCAAGCACATCCAAGAGAACATTGACCTGCTGAACAAAATTGCGGAATGGCGGGACGTTGACAAGGCAGAAGGTGTCGCGTTGGATCGGCACGGGCGCAACGTGGGGCAGGAGCGCGGTCAAGCATCGGACGAGGTTTTCCGTATCCTCATCAAGTCTAAGGTGCTACGGAATTTTTCCAACGGGTCCATTGACACCATCATTGAGTTTCTGGCGTTCATCCTGCAAATTGAACCATCGAAAGTGAAGGTGCGGGAGTTATGGGGAGAAGGGACGCACGCGGCAATCCATGTGGACGTTCCCGCCGGAGAAATTGCCAAGACCGGCCTGTCACTCAATCAGTTTGGACGCCTTGTCAATGCGGTAACAGCCGCAGGTGTGAGGGCCGAAGTCTTGTTTGCCGGAACATTCGCCTTTTCGTCCAACTACACGCAGGAGGAAATTGATCCCGCAACGGGATTTGCAAGTCTGGACGGCAGGCAGGGCGGTACGCTGGGGTACACATATGATCCTGAGCATGACGTGGAATTGCCAATTTAACGGGGGTGTAAATCATGCCATTCAACTTCAAACTGCCGCAATGGAACAAAAGTGAGCCTGATCCGCCGCAATCGAAAATGGACGCCGGGTTTGGGCCGGGAGAAAAGCCGTCGGCCTCTCTTTTCAACTGGTTTTTCAATCTGGTTGCCATCGCGCTTTCTGAGATCAAAAACAACGGCGAAACAACGACAGGGGCCCAAGCCAAGGTAGACGCACATGCCAACAACACAAGCATACACGTCACACCAGCAGACAAAACCCGGTGGGACGCGGCGGCTAATGCAAACCCGGTCATGTTTGCAAATGTGAGCGTCAAAACGTCCACCGGTGCACAAAAAGGAAACAACCTTGCGGCAGATCAATCAGCAGACACATTGAACATTCAAGAAGGGTCAGCCATCATTATCACGCCGAACGACGCGACAGACACCATGACAATCGCCGTCGATACCACACAATTCGCATCTGCGGCACACGTCGGGTCCGGGGGAGCGGCACACGCGGTGGCCACTCAAACTGCGGCGGGTTTCATGAGTTCTGCCGACAAGACCAAGTTGGACGGCATTCAAGCAGGCGCAGAAGTGAATCAAAACGCGTTTACGATGGTCGCCGTAAAGAACAACGCCGGAACATCGAAGGGTAGTGTCGCCGCAGACTCCAAGCAGGATACAGCGACACTCAGGGAAGGTACAGCTATCATCATAACCCCTGATTCTGCAACGGATGAAATTACGATTTCCGTTGATGCGGCGCAATTCGCATCTGCGGCACACGTCGGGTCCGGGGGAGCGGCACACGCGGTGGCGACGCATTCCGCCGCCGGGTTCATGAGTTCCACTGACAAGACGAAGTTGGACGGCATCCAGGCGGGGGCGACCGTGAATAAAATTGCAGTCGGAACTTACACAGGCGTTCATGTGACCAGTGGAACGTACCATGAGCAGATTATTACCGTTGGATTCACGCCAATATTTGTAATGGTTCATACCAAAGATAGCTACAGATGGGATGGTGATGGGGTCAACGGCGATCAATCAGCCGCTTTTTGTATTACAGGGGAAAGAACGGCGAATGGTGACACAATTCTGGAAATCGTTACGAATGGTTTTCGTGTCGGGTCAAACTATTCGAGTGACTGGAAACGAAATGGGACAGTTTATTCGTATATCGCAATCGGATAAAGGAGGTACTTAATATGTTGTTGCTTTTTAAAAAAGACGGCACATTGGTAAACGACAGACAAACATCAAGTTTGTTCCCGGAAGGCAGACCACTAACGGAGAATGAGAAGTTGATGGTAGACGCGGGGGAATTGATAGAGTACCGGTTCAATTCTTTTGAGAATCGGGAATTTACAAGAAAAATCAGCGGGGCCGAAAATGTACGGGCGATTTTTGACGAAAACATGCATGTTGTGGATTTGGAGATAACGGAGAGCCAGCCAGAACCACCTATACCGGACAAGTTGACTGTCTTGGAAACCGAACTTCAAGCGCTGAAAGAAGAAAACACCAAGCTGAAAACGGAAAACGATGCCCTGAAACAGCGCGACTCGGCGCTGCAAGATGACGTCTTGTTCATCATGGAAACCCTGGCCGGCAACGGCTTGGCGTAATCGATAGGAGGAATGCGGAATGGCAGAAACACTTCGACAGCGGATGGCGCGCGGGTACGCCTTTCAAATATATGTAGACGGCACAAAGCGGTTCTCAGATGTCAATGCTACGTACCACGAAGAGATCAAGCAGTACGCTGCAGACAACTTCACGATCGAACCGTACGCGCCTCCCGAGAATCGTACTATACAACTGGATAAGGCATGGGCAAACAGCTGGATCAACCAATTGGAGTATGACCAGACTGTAGCGAAGATCGGCCCGTATCCGACCACATAGCGCTCTTTCTCAAAAATGAGAGAGGGCGTTTTTTCATAGAGAGTTGCGTCTCCCCTTTTTATGACAGCACGACAGAAGCCCGCCCCGAGCCGATCGGGGCTTTAATTTTGCCCTGAAGGCGAGGAGGAAGAGAGCACATGGAAGAAACAATCTGGAACACATTAATTCAGCAAGGGCCGTTTGCAGCTCTTTTCGTTTGGCTTCTGTTTACCACAAAGAAAGAAGCACGCGAACGGGAACAGCGTTTGCAAGACATTCTGGAAAAGTTTTCGGAAAAGTACGATCTGGTCATTGAACGGCTTGATCGCATGGAAGATCAACTGCGGGGGTGAGAAAAGTGGCAAAATTAATCGTACTGATTGACCCCGGCCACGGGGCGGAAACGCCAGGAAAGTGCTCTCCGGACGGATCGCTCCGGGAATACGAATTTAACCGCGACGTCTCCCGCCGGCTGCAGAAACAGCTGCAGTCAGCAGGTATCGACTCCCGTCTGACCGTTAGCGATAACACTGACATGCCTCTGATCAAACGCACCAATCTGGCACGGGAGCTGAAAAAACGCGGATATGATGTCCTGCTGGTTTCCATCCACGCCAACGCCGCGGGGAAAGGTTGGGGCCCGGCACAAGGCATTGAAACGTTCACCAACGATGATGCACAGCGGCTTGCGGATCTCATCCAGCGCCGTCTTGTAGAAGTCACCGGCCGTCGTAACCGCGGTGTCAAAAAAGCCGACCTCCACATCACCCGAGAGACAGCTCGGTATGGCATACCTGGTGTGCTGTGCGAGTTGGGATTCATGACCAACAAGGACGAGTGCACCTTGCTCAAAACCCCTGACTACCGCGAGAAGTGCGCGGTGGCTATTGCACAGGCGATTTTCCAGCTCTACGGGATGAATTTTCACGAATCCACAGACAATTCACAAAGTAAGCGGGCTACTGTGGAAAACTCCTGCGCTATCGAAGTGAACGGGAAGCTGCTGGCAGTCCGTGGAATCCTGCGAGACGGCAAGTCGCTGCTCCCGGTCCGTGCGGTGGCGGAGGAGGTAGGGAAGAGGGCGGTCGTCGGTTGGTGTGATGCCAGCAGGACGGTAACACTCAACGGAAAGGCGTTGACCTCTCTGCAACTGATCAAAGGCACCGGCTACGCCTGGTCTCAGGAAATCGCTGCAGCTCTCGGCCTGACTGTGGAGTGGAATGGAACCACCAAACCCGTGAAACTGAAAGGGACCGTGTTAACATGGAAGAATGCTGAACCAAGTCATCCTGGTGATGGTAAGACTACTTGCCACTGTAGTGCTGGCCACCCTGACCGAACTGAGCCGTCTAGATCTACCGAAAATTAATGAACGTAACACAGGCTGCCCTCCCTCCGAGTATCCGTGGGAGGGCGTTTCAATTCAGATATCAGCATTTTGGATAAACATGGCGTTGGAATCTAACTTTTTTGAAGATTCAAAACAATTTTTGCAATTTTTTGTCCTGTCTCATCTTGCCACGTTATTTCAAAAGAAAGATCCCGGTGGAATATTTGTGCGATTTCCTCCGGACTCATTTCTTGTCGAAATTTTATGGTGTCACGCCCCGGTTCAGTAATGAATATTTGAATGGGTTTCCCTTCTTGTATGAGTGGTGATGTAATTGCGCCGGTAATTTGGTTGTGTACCAAGTCAGCCTTATATGTCAGTTCATTAATTTTCATTCGCTGTAAAGGAACAAGAACACCCTCGAATATCACTTCACTCCCATCATTTGAAGGTTTAACTATTAACTTGCCTTCCCAATGCTCGCTTGACCCTTGAAATATGTATGACCAATTTCGAGATGAATAGAAATTATTGTTGAAAACATAAATTGAACCAATTATAAATATTATCAACAAACCAATTAATAAGTAAATTCTTTTGGTCTTTTCCATCCCCTATCCCCCATTTGAATAATTCCCGCGGTCAAAGACCGCGGGTGAACGGAGTGTATGATACTTACGGATTACCTAACCCAACACTTGAAAGGAGAGTTGCGGTAGTCGAACGTGCGGTATAATTAGTCGTCAATGTCCCGCCGCAGTATCCGGCACCAGAAAGGTTCACGTAATCCCAAGTAGGTGTCTTTACATAGGTTTGTCCCCAATTCACTGGGCTAATTGTGGTCGGGCTTTGTTCATTAAAGTAATTTTTTCCCGATGGGGTCCTTCCTTCAGTTTTGGCATTGAAAACCGCACTATTGATCTTGAGTAAATTTCCATCATGCAGAGTATAAACTGCTTCATAGCGGGTAGCCTTGCCGTATTGATCCGTGCCAACTGTCGTAGTACTAAAGTAACCCGTAATATTTTGAGTGAAGTTTTCACCTGGATTGCTCTTGGGATCGTCCATTACAGCAGAACCAAGTACTACAAAATCAGTTGTAATGGCATCCCCTTTTTTTGTCTGCTTAAGTTTCTGGACAGTAAAATACTTCTTGATTTTTGCGTCAACCTTCTTCCCGCTTTGATCCAATAACTGAACATCAAATTTTAAACCTTCTAATCCTGGATCCCGTTTTCCTGCTAATGCATCCTGTATTAGTTCTTTAGTTGATTTTTGATTTGCTTCAAACAATACTTCCTCTTTAGGTGATGTTGATGCTTGAGCCAAGCCACCTCCTACCGCAAAACAAACCAAGGATAACAGCGTGAACACAGAACGCGCGAGCTTTTTCATAACATACTACCTCCCAAAGAAAATTTGAGACAGTGAATAAAGTTGGAAAAATTATGTAGGTCTCATGTAACAAATTACCATAACTGGGTTGTTTTGTGAACATACTTTTTTCTAAAATTGAGAAAAATATGAATATTATCGGTTGTTGTATACAAAGTATTGCTGTATGTTATGGTAGTATTCCCCTGATTATGGCTCGGTTTAAAGAGCTCCCGGAATCAAAAACAAGTTGATCCGTGGAGTTTGATGTTCGCGTTTTGTTTGCATATACCAAAAAACAAACTCGAATCGAGTGTGAAAATGTGCTTCAAGATCAGCACAGCTTACCAAACACATATAAAAAAGCTAAGCAGATAATGGAAGCCCTCTGGCGTTACTCGCCGGAGGGCATTTTTGTGTTCTTTGGCCTTCCTCTTTTTCTCGGTGTATCAATCCACGTCTGGATTTGTTCCCGAAGCCACAAGGGCCCACATGACAACGTTTTTACCGGTTCCGGAAATTGGCCGCGGCGGATGTACTCCTGGATGTAACCCTTTGATTTTCCAGTCATCTGACAGACCTCGCCAAACCCCAGAATTTCATCAAGCTCAACCTTCACTTTAATCCCTTCTTCCCATTACTGCTGTTACCCACAAGTATGCCACAGCGACAACTAGGATAACGTTTTGCCACCACTGATCGGTGGGGGAGTATGTCGACAGAAGAGCCAGACCTAAAACTCCACGAGTAGAAACCAGATTTCGTGCGTCTAATTTTCGGTTTTTCATGCTATACTTAGGATGGTGGGGGGAGGTTTCCCTCCCCGGTGTTACTTGCGGCGTTTACCTTGGCGGGGGCGCCGCTTTTGCTTTTTCCTCCGCTTTACCAGTGCGGATGTACCCAGGAAGCATATGTCGATACTAATTTCTAACTGAGATAGATGAGTGAACTTCTGATTCCTTCGTAGTTGAGTTTTGGGATGGTGGGGGGAGTTTGACCAATGCCCCCAAAATTTAGTAGGATAGGAATGTTGCGATTTGGAAAAAAACCAAATTCGACCTAATTCTACTAAAAGGTGGCGCCGGGGAAATGGTTAACAAAAGGGGAGTTTTGCTAAGAGTATTAGATAGATTAAAAATCGATGAAGCAATTGAAGTGATTAGAGAAAAATATCCGAATTGGACTCCTGAAAAAAAGCCAAAGAAAAAGGCAGATATAAAAGAAAAGTTCTTATCACTTGACCAGATTATCAGAGAAGACGAAATTGAAGATTTCGTCCAAATGGCTGTGATGAAGAAAAACATTGGGTTCCCTGCATACACATACAAGATAACAAGTACTGATTTCCTAGATGGATTAACAGCTCAAGAAGTTGCAGAGACCTTTTCAAAAAATAACTATACATTTAAAGACATTTACTTAATCACTACAGTCGCGAAACTTACTAATAATGTGATTGAATTAAACGTTAGATTAAAAGAATACGAAAGTTCCTGGAGAACAGGAGCGAATAATATAGAAAGCCTTTCCGCAGTCTATACATCAAACGTAATTTTAGATATTGAGCGAAAAGTCCTGACGGTGATTTCTGGAAATCATAAAGTACACGAGGAAATTATCAGTTTCCTCCAATTGGTACTACGTTGGCCATTGCATTCATATCGTGTAAAAGAGATAACCAATCAGTTAATGGATCTGGGGAGTGTAAGCTTTAAAACCGCGGTACTTCTTGATTTGACTCATAACCGATTAAAGGAAAAGGGAATTGAATCAACATTTAAAGAGATAAAATTTGCGATTGGAAATAAACGAAGAAAAGATGGGATACGAAATGTAGCAATTGGGGGGAGGGCGCTCCTGTCCTCTCAACTGGCTTGCGAATATATTACGATGGGAAGTGACATCGTATTTTTTAAAGTTGACATGCAAATGGACGGAGAAGAATTCTCCGCAAAGGTCTATCTCAAAGGTCAGGAATTGGATATACTGAAAATAGTTATCTTAGACACAGATAACGAAGTTGTAAAGAAAAAAGCTATGAGTATTATCCAGCAAGAATATATCGATTTATGTACTATAGGCATCCAAAATATGCCAGAAACTAAAAAATTACTTGAATCGATTAAGGAGAAATTCGTAAATCAAGATCAGTTAATTACTCGTGCGATAAAAGATAGTACATTGAAATCGATTGAAATTATGGCAAACTTATTGGATATTTTGGATGACCAAGATGAGCGTGTTCTTGATGCATTAACTCAGTTTGTAGAATCAAATAGAACCATACTTGATTCTGTAGGGTTTGATGACATTGACGTTAACCTTGAAAAAATTAATAATTTTGTTGGACTTGAAAATGAAGCGGTACTTGATGATGAAGATTATACGGAATCCGATGAATAAATAATTTGAAGGTGGTGAGTTTGGTGCTGGGCTGGATGGAAGATAGTGTTCTCTATGAATTTAATGCTTTGGAATTCAAGGACATCACAAGCCGACTCACCCCTTCAAAATATGAATCAATTGATTTTAGGCATCTTGAGAATGGAAATTTGGAAATCAAGTATACCTGGATTGATCCGATACGAATGAAGGATAAAATTATTGCAAGAGACCAAAAGACCGTTACATTTTGGTTTTTTTGTAATAAATTTTTAATGTCCTGCTTTGGTAACTCAGAAAGCGCTATTTCTTACGCAATTCTTAATTTATCAAAAAAAGCAAAGGCAGAATTTAAGCGTGTTGATACATTTGATCATTGGTATCAATTCCATTATCCCGCTAATAATTGGTTTGCAACATTAACAGGTGTACATATTAAGAAGAATCCAAGTGCTTTTGATGAACGGGACATTTTAAAACTTAATATTAAGGAATTAACACGGGAGAAGCTAAACGAAAGCTTCGATAAAAAGGAAATAACCAACTTAACTTTCAGATATGGTAATACTACATTTCATATTGACCTTGCCTCAGTAATATCATTTGCAGATACTGCATCTGAAAAAGAAATATATAGCGTGGTTAAAAATATTGTAGAAGAGTTGCGAAAGAAACATGATTAAAAGGTGGCTCGTTTTTTTACTTCTTTTAGTTCTTCCGGTTCTATTGTTATTTCAAATTAATTTTGTTAGGGTTTTCACTGACAATGAGTACGATAAATTAAAAGATCAAGTTGAGTTGATTAGTTGGCTTTTCGCTGGTGTGGTAGCCATGGTGGCTTTTTTAAGCTTGTTTATTGGTTTCTTGTATGAGAATAAGATGATCGCAGCATCAAATATTCGAAGGCAATTGTACCATCCGTATAGCCTAAGCTTAACAGACATCAGACAGAACTTACTTTCCTATGAGAGAAATATTTCAGGAAGTCGGCTTATCAAATATATTTATTACAACTTTGTCCTGGTGTCTACATTTACTATTTTTATTTGGGGTACTGCAGTTGGATTTTATACTCAGTTCCAATTTTCTCATAAAGTAAATTTCTCGATTGAATCAGTACTAAATTTTGGGATTTATGCTTTTTATGCATTACTTTGCTTTCTTCTATTTGGCGTTACATTTTTACTTAATCAATTGAGGAATAATAAAGATCCACTGGGTAGTGGTTATCTACCGACAACAAAGGATTTATGTAATATTGACCATTTGATTAAAGCTGGCTGTGATCTTGACGAACTGTCATTAAAGCTTGGGCCAAGCTTAGAATTTTTCAAAAACCCACCATTTGATAATCCAACTTATGAAATGAATTTTCATCTACCTATTAAACTATCTAATTTAAGATTTGTTATAAAACTGTATGATAAGGACAGACGCCCTCTTGTTAAATGCTACGGGATAATAAACACTGTTACATTTATAGGTGAAAAAGTCCTTATCAATTTAACAAATGATTTGTCAGAGTCTGTATATCTCGCTTTACAAGAGGAGTCCACGGGTGAGTTTAAACTTTATGATTCTGAGCTTACGGTTATATCACGAATTAATTTGAAACTAAGTGATAGTACAAATGAGGGTTTCAGCTTTAAGGCTAGTCGCGTAATTTACCAACGGGATTCTATAGAATTAGATAAGGGATTACTTGAGGATATCACGGATACTGGAATAAAATATTTGATAGAGAGATGATGACCAGTTGAACTGGTCATCATTTTATTTACATGTTCTCCTCATGTTCGCATATAATACAAACAAACGTTCCTGTGGCGGTGTTTGTCTGAATGAGCAGATCCACTCTTGGCTCTCCTTGCGGCAACTTGCCGCTTACCTGCAGCATGACAAAGAGAAGATCGAAGGTGCTCCTCTGAAGTTCCCCATCGGATACGCCAATATCATGACGACTTTCGCTGGCCAAGCTGATACCCGGGCCAAGGAAGCGTATCCGCAGCTTGGGTGCGGCGGCACCTCGATCCTAGGCTTCGTTCTGGACCGAGGAGAGCACTTCGTCATGTGGAAGCAGCGAGGGGAGACGCATCTGTTCCGGATCAACGACACCAAACTGCGGGCAGAAGCACAAAAAATTCCTGATGGTTTGGTGGCTGAACATGAAAAACAGGTATAATATCCGCCCGCCTCGCATACGCTCTAGCGAAGGCGAGCGTTAGGGGATACTACGGCCTCCGTCCCGAAAGGGTTGGAGGCCTTGTTTTTATGCTGCATTGCGCGGTGTGGTGTTGCTCTGCGCTGTGTTGTGTTGCGCACTCGGAGGTGCCGTCATGTGAGCCATGAAAACGGTATGCTGCTCGTCACCTACCCGAAGCACGTTCAGTGCGTGGAAGCGTGGCATCTTGACATAGTCCTCGACTGTATATGGTGCCAACTCCTCGGCAAGCTCCCGGAATGTTTTCTTGCTGGCACGGTAGATGTGGTAGTGGGGGCCTGCGCTACGGATGATCTCGGCCAGATCGCTCGGAATCTGCTCCCAAGAGTGAAACATCCAAACGTAACCGACACGCCACTTACGGGACTCCACCGCAGCGGACTTCCAGGCGCGTGCCGAACGGAGGAACTGGTGCGGCTCGTCGTAGATCACAAAGAAGGGGAACTGTTTGGCCTCTTCGCGCAGCGTCATGGCCAAATCAATCTTCACGGACAGCAGGTTTACGATCAGATCAACTCCCTCGGGGCCGAGAGCAGTCTTCGGCACGTCGATGATGACAGCGTGCGGCTCCGACATGAGCGCGACCATGTCCAGCGAGTTGTCGGAATCGTAGCACTCCGCCAAGAACTCGTCGCCAAGGATGGTATCCAACCGGTTGAGGATGGGGGCCAGCACCTGCGCGCGCCGTCCGTCGGTCATCCGCCCGAAGTCCTCCAGCGTGGTCCGGTGGATACCCGGCGTCATTCCGGCCACCAGCTCCTCCCGGTAGTTTTCGTCCTCGAAGATGCGGAGCACTTCGGACAGCCGGGGGGTCCGCATGGCCATGATTGCCGCACGTAAGAACCGGGCCGTCTGCGCGCCGGCCTCGTCGGTGGCGGTGTTGAAGAAGCTGATCACACTGTTAGCCAACCGGTTCTGAGCCCGCGGCGAATACCTCACCTCGCAAAAGTCCAAGGCAAACGGTACGGTGCCATCAATCCGAATCCTCTTTACCTTATCCGGAGGTAGCACAGCCTCAACCTCGTTTCCAATCTCCCCTTTGGCCGGGTCGATGCTGAGGGCGCCGAACCCGTTCTTGACCGCCTCCACGATCAGGTTGGCACCGTATCCCCGCGTCTTCCCCGATCCCATGCCGCCGATGACCACCCGGGGCAAGCACAGCTCGTCGTGGTTGTCGGTTGGCATGTACACTTCATACTCTCCGTCCTTTTGTTCAACTGTACCCAGTTTCATCCCGCCCCGTCGTACTTCCGCCGGTGCCTTTGATTCCCGCTGCGACTTGGCGGCCACTCCCATGTACTCTTCCTGCAGTGACCTGGGCGGCAACTGGATCAGTCGGCCGATCTCCGCTGGGGTGATAATGTCGCGGCGCGAGGATAAAAAGGGGACGGCGATCCGCCGGGCGCGCGCATCGCGCAGAAAACGTTTCAGCCGCCACCCGGGCACTCGGCGGGCATCCAGCTGGTTGTCTCCGTTCAGGCTGGCTAGGGCAGCGCATAAGCCCCGACCAAGGCGCTGCCGTCGGCGCGGGTCGGCCGAGCGGACGAGCACCCGGATGGCAAAGTCAAAGCCCTGGTCGGCCAGTTTCTGCTCGGTCGCCTCGGACAAGTGACCGAACTTCCGCCAGCCTCTCGGTTTGTACCCGCGATCGAACTCCCGCCGGTCCGTCGCCGCATCTTTCCACCAGTCCGGCTCGGCCGCCTGAAACCCAAACTGCACGACGGCATAATCTTCTTCGCGGAACTGCCGGGATAGTTCCAGCAGTTGGGGGAGGGGGGCCAACTTGCGCCGATCCGTGGAGAGTGAGAGGAAATGGGGAAACCGTAGGCGAAGTTGCCAACCATCCGTGTCAGGGCCAAACGGGGCCAGATGATCATCCTCTGCCGGCTCTAGCACGGCGGTCGGCCATGTCGCCTCCACCTGTTGCTGCGCCAGCTCAGCGGTGTGATCCGGGGTAGCCATCCGGATCTCGTACTGGTCCCGGGCTATGATGGTCTCCCAGAAAATGCGCTCCCGTTCCGGCCAGCGCCACCTTCTGGCAGCCGCAGCTATAAGATCCACGATCTCCTGATACCCGTCAGCCAGCGGTGCCGCGAAATACTCCACATCTTCGTTGGTCGTGGAGAGGCGCGGGACCACTCTGACAACGGACCAACCTACTTTTGTAGAAACGTCGACTGTATCCCTGCTTGGATCGCGTCGTTCAACATCGCCCCCAGGAAGTACAGGAGCAGCACCATCGATGGTACCAGTGCCGTCCCCAGTATTATGCCGCCAGCCGTCATGAGTGTTATCCTGCCGAACCGACGTTGGAAGATAACCATCACGATCCCGGCAAGAAGCCCGAGCGTCCCGATTACAAGCGCCAGACCTTGGAGTGTCCCGAACATCGGGCTGAAACTGCCCCACATCTTTAGAACGGATGCCATGCTCCCGTTGTCCGCCGCCGCTGGCGCTGCGGTCATCAAGCTGCCCGCGACCGTCCATAGCGTGATCGCGAGCTGCGATAACTTTGGGTTTGGTTTCACTACCACCACCCGTTCACATCCGGCCGCCGGTACTAAAGGCACGCCATTGATACGCACGATCAT